AGGAAAGAGATATACAGCTTAAACAGGCTATTGATGTATCTGACCTTGAATTACAGAAAAACAGCCTTAAAGAACAGATTGCTGATTGTGTGGCAAAGCAGACCGACAATGACAAGCTGATAGCTGAATATGACAAGGCTAGTTCGGATATTCTCAATCTTAAATTTGAGCTTAGTGATATGAGCCGTAAAGCTAATGAAGAAAATGTTAAGGCTAGGAGAAAACTTGAATCACAGATTAGTAACCTTAATTATGTGATTGAGGATAGCAAGAAGTCAATCAGCAACGCAGAAGATGTTGTTAGTTTTGATAAGGACAAGATAGCTGAATATCAGAAAACACTTGATGATAGCAGAACCGAATGGAAAGCTGAAAAAGAGCGTGTATTTGACGAGAATAATCTTATTTGCCCTTATTGTAAACAGGAATACCCAGAGGAAAAGAAAGAGAAACTAAAGGCAGATTTTAAGGCACATAAAGAAACTGAACTTAGCAGAATTACCGATAAGGGCAACACAGCTAAGAAAATGCTTGATGAAATCAAAGGATTGTTAGTTGAAGCTGAACAGGAATTGGCTGACAGAAAGCAGAAGTTAGAAAAGCATTTAGTTGATTTAGCAGACCTTGAAAAGCAGTTAGCAGAGTTACCGCAGGAGATTGATGTTACAAGTTCAGAGGAATACAAAGAACTTGAACAGAAGATTGCTGAAAGAGAAGAAGCTATGCACAAGGCTAATGATATTTCGGCAGTTAAGGCAGAATTAAAAGCACAGGAAACAGCTTTAAGGCAGCAGTTAGCAGAATGTGAAAGCCAGATTGCAAAATCTGATACGGCAGCAGATGAACAGCGGCTTGAAGAATTAAAACAGACAAGGATTGATTCTGAACAGAATAAGGCTAATGCGGAGAAAATCCTTGATTTACTTGATGAATTAGACAAGGCAAAGAATGAAGCCTTGACAGAAGCGGTAAACAGTCATTTTGGGTTAGTTAAGTGGCAGTTGTTTACTTATACAAAGTCTGGTGGTTACAAGAGTTGTTGCATACCTACAGTTGACGGAAAAAGCATTTTAACAACTATGAGCAATAAGGGCAACAGGATTTTAGGCAGAGTTGATATTTGCAACTCCATTCAGAAGATTAGCAATATATCAGTACCTATTATTTTAGATGATTCTGAAAGCCTTAGTACGGACAATCAGAAGAAAGTTGCTGAAATGGCGGATAGTCAGTTAATTATGCTGATTG